AGCGTTATTGAAACAATGACCACGCCAGAGATTAAGAGGGACATCCTGTTGTACGCTAGACAGTATCCAAAAGAGTTCTTGGAGATGGTTTCAGATCCAGACTTGCAAGACACGGCCATGGCGTCAAGAGCGTTAAACGCTGGTATATTTACGTTGCGTAACAACAACAGAGAGATCTGGTTTAACATTCCTGGAAATAAGCGAAAGTTGATGAACTTGCAGCCAGGAGATGACGCAGTCTCTGCGTTGACCGTATACTTCGAAAGCGAAGAGGGATTGCCAATTGCTGAGGTTGTGAAGAATAAATTATCGTAATTATTTGTATATTTGTTGTATGGAGAAATTTTTAAGCATCCCAGTTACTAGCGAACAAAATCAGCTAGTTCAGGCTACAGGAATCATTTTGATTGAACAAGCCTCTACAACCACCGTTACTGTCACTTATGGTGGCGGCAAAGTGGTTACACTTACACATGCCACTGCTGGCGCTGGAGACGAAACAGAGCGTGATGCAATTCAAAACGCCGTAGTTGCTGCTTTGCAGACTTCTTGGACTAATGTTGCATACACTGTATCAAACCTTCCATACGCAGTTAGTGGAATTGCTGTAGCGTAACCATTAAAACTATTTGAAAGAAGGCCATCTCGCAAGGGGTGGCCTTTTTTTGTTATCTTTGTGAGGACATGATAAACACCGTAAGAAATACCGTTATGGCTATCCTCAATAAGGATAACAACGGTTATATTACGCCGGAGGAGTTCAACTTATTTGCCAAGCAAGCACAGCTTGAAATCTTTGAGCAGTACTTTTACGACTACACCAACTGGGTAAATAAAAGAAACGCCAGACTGGCAAATGATGGCTACGCTAACATTCAAAAAAATATTGCAGAAACAATTGATGAATTCTCTACGTCATCTACTCTGGTATACGATTCTCCTTCTCAATCGTTTGCCCTTCCTGCTGATTGGTACTACGTTAATGTTGTACTATACGGCACTAAAGAAATTGAATATGTGGCCCAGAACAAGGTGATGAACTTATTGAGTTCAAACATTACTGCACCAACCACAGCCTATCCAGCATATTACCAAAAAGGAGATGATATTAAGGTTTACCCAACATCGATCACGAGTAGCGTCAGTGCGATGTATGTTCGCTACCCTCTTGATCCTAAGTGGACATATACTGTCGTGGCAGGCTCGCCTATATTCAACCAGTCAGCTGTTGACTATCAAGACTTTGAGCTTCCGCAAAGCTCACAAAACGACTTAGTTTTCAAGATATTGTCATACGCCGGCGTGAATATTCGCGAAGCTGAAGTAGTGCAGTTCGCCACAGGATCAGATAACGCAGAACAAACTAAGCAAAGCTAATGGCATACATAACTAACCAAGCATACTATTCTGACCCAAATAACAGCGGAGACTATCAGTACGTGTCTTTGGCCGACATCGTTAACAACTTCATGTTGATGTATGTTGGCGACGACAAGCTGATCGGAACGCTGAACAGATACAATGCACTCTTTCATGCGAAGCGTGCAATCCAAGAGCTGAACTACGACGCGGCTAGGAACATTAAGGTCCTAGAGCTGAACGTTGGTGCAGACTTAAACTTGGTGTTGCCTCCAGACTACGTGAACTACGCTAGGATCTCTATGGAGGTTGAGGGTGTATTGTACACGCTACACGAGAACATGAGTGTCAACTATGCACAGGCATACTTGAAGGATTCTAGCGACAACGTATTGTACGACCAAGACGGTAATGTAATTACAGGAACTTCTGAGCTTGACATCAAGCGCATTCAAGGATACCCATACGACATCTTCTACGGAGAGGGCTGGGCCAATGGCCGTTGGGGATGGAACGTAGATGGGTACTGGTACTTCAACTACAACCTTGGTGGTTTCTTTGGATTGAATGCAGAAGCTGCGAACATAAACCCCACATTCAGAATTGACAAAGCAGCTGGAGTTATTCACTTTAGTTCTGGCATGAGCAATAAATTGGTCGTTATTGAGTACATTTCTGATGGTCTTGAGAATGGCGATGACAATGCCGTGAAGGTCAACAAACTCGCAGAGGAGTTCATATACTCTTACATCAAGTGGGCAGTGTTGAACAACAGGGTTGGCGTTCAAGAGTACGTTGTAAGACGTGCGAGAGAAGAGAAGTCAGCTATGCTTAGAAACGCTAAAATTCGATTGTCCAACATCAGTGCTGGACGCATTTTAATGGTATTGAGAAACCAAGATAACTGGATCAAGTAATGGAGTTAAAGAGAAGCCTAGTAGCTGGTATAATGAACAAGGACCTGGACGAGCGCCTGGTCCCAGATGGACAGTACAGAGATGCAATGAACGTTACCATCGGCACGTCCGAGGGGTCAGACGTTGGTGCTCTGTCGAATGAGCTTGGAAATACCAAAGTAAGCGGACTAGCTGCTGCTGCTACTGCGTTTTCTGGTTCTGCATTTTCATTGACCGGAGCAAAGGCTATCGGATCCATTGCGGTCCCTTCTGAGTTTTTGATATTTTGGTTTGTAAAAGCTGTAGGGGGAAACATCGTTGCATCATACAACGAGTTGACTGGATTAACTACCGTGTTGGCTATGGACACAAGGGCCGGTGCCGCGAATGTTCTCAACTTCAATACTCAGTACTTGATCACCGGTGTAAACTATATCAGTGACTTGTTGTTCTGGACGGACGGACTCAATCCTCCTCGCAGAATCGATACCAAAACATACTACCCATACAACAACTTCACAGAAGAAGAGATTAATGTTATCGTAAAGCCACCGTTGACAGCGCCTACAATCGCGTTGAAGACTGACGGGACTGACACGAACAACATGACCGACAAGTTCTTGTACTTCTCTTACCGGTACAAGTATCAGAACAACGAGTACAGCTCGCTTGCTCCGTTCTCTGAGGTTGCTTTCTTCCCAAAAGACTTCCAGTACGACTACGGTACTGGCGTTAACAAGTCAATGGTTAACTTTTACAACTCGGCTGATGTGTCTTTTGACATTGGGTCTGATATTGTAAAAGAGATACAACTTGTATTCAGAGACTCGTCTGGACTTAACATAAATGTTATTGATAGCTTTTCTAGAGAAGATATTTGGAACAACAAGATAAGTTATGTGAGTCGTTCTGGAAACATAGCTACATTTAGATCATTCTCAAACAACAAAATCTACAGCGTTCTTCCTGCTAACCAACTAACGCGTTTGTTCGATAACGTTCCGTTGAAGGCGAAGGCTCAAGAGCTTATCGGGAGCCGTTTAGTATACGGCAACTACACGCAGTTTTACAATATTGTAGACATAGCTGGCGGAGCAATCACCATGAACTATGGTGTTGACGTAGTTCCAGAAAGCAAATTATCTACAGAATATGTTATTGGAGAGCCAGTAAAGACCATGCGAAGCGACAGAGACTACGAGATTGGTATCTCTTATGTTGACGCATACGGGCGCATGAGCACAGTGCTTGCGTCTGTAGAAAACTCCGTATACATTGGTCCAGAAAACTCTGACACAGGAAACAAGCTGTTGCTTACAATTAACAACGAGGCTCCTGCATTTGCTACGAAGTATCGCGTAATGATCAAGCAGAACAAGGGGGCATACTACAATATATATCCAACAATATTCTATACAGACGGACCTTTCGTTTATATGTTAATAAACGAGTCGGACGTAGATAAGGTAAAGGCCAATGATTATATAGTAATAAAGGCGGATCCTTTAGGAATTACTTATAGTGCAGAGCAGTATAAAGTTCTTGAGGTTGAAGTTAAAGAAAAAGATTTCTTAAATAACCCATCAAAGCCAAACCTATCTGGGGTATATCTTAAAATTAAGGTAAACAACAACGTTGCATTTAACGATGACAACTTGTTTACATATAAGGTTACAGCTTCTGGAAAGACTGGAGTTCCTCAAAAAGTTGGAGCATTTGGCAATTTTGCTTGTGTATTTAATAACATAAACCCACTTACATTTAGATTCGCAACTATCGAGACTCCCATTTTTTATGGAAGGGGCGTAAATGATCTTGGTATTGAAAACAATAAAAACTGGGTAAATAACTTTGGTAGAAAAGATATAAGATTCACATTGACAATCGACGGTAAGAATACGTATAAATATACCATGTTCGGATCGTCTAAGGTTATAGAATCAAACGTTGCTATTACCGGAGGTATTCAATACTTAAAAGACGATACAAATACAAATGTAGTAGCGATTAGATTCTCAAACCTGTCTGGTCATGTTATTAATGACTCTTGGAGAATAAATTGTAGATCTGTTGGAGGTTTAAACTATTTTGGAGACAGAACTATTTTCACTGGAGGCGCTGCGTCAAACACGTCTGGAATAGGATCTGACCCAATTGGATCATGTGCTATAGTTCCAGGGTTTATAGACAACAATGAAGATTTAGAAATCAAAGCTGGAGCTGTGATAACATTCAGCATAGATGAATCAAAAGTAGTTGGTGGTTCTAAACAACCAAAACAAACATTCATATCTTCATCAAACTATGCTAACATTGAGGAGTGGTTTATTGAGGATAATGCGTACTCTAATTTTGTGATGTTTGCGGATGGACAAAATAAAGGATACAAAAGCATTTTCTTTAGAAGGTCCAAGGACTATTTCGTAAAAGATGGTATGAACTCTAGTACACAGTCAAAAGACGGTGCTATTAGAATGTATATTTTGGGATACGGGAACACTCCTGCAACAGACGGCGTCAAGTGCGATCCATCCACAATCACTGTAGATTTTACGGTTACACAGATTGAAGAACCAGTAGTTCTTGAGACGGTTCCAAATTCTAGTGACGCTGACATCTACCATGAAGTAGCAACATTTGGCGTTAGTAATGGACTTCACGAAGGAAACATAACAACACAGACACGTGCCGGGGCTGGATCTACTAAGAAGTCTGCCGTGGTTCAATTGGATAATGTATATAATGCATTTTGCTTTAGAAACGGCGTAGAAAGCGATCGTATCAGAGACGACTTCAATGGCTCGTTGATGCAGTACAGCCCACGTGTGTTGTCTACCATTGAGAACTACGAGCAAGAGCAGGTAACAAATGGATTGACATACAGTGGCGTTTTCCGCGAGGACACGGGCACCAATAGACTTAATGAGTTCAACTTGTCTACCGCAAACTTTAAGTACGTGGACCGGTTTTTTGGAAGTATCCAAAAGCTTTACGCCAGAGATACCGACTTGGTAGTATTCCAAGAAAACAAAGTGTCTGTTGTTCTATACGAAAAGAACTTGATCAGCGACTCTGTTGGTGGAGGATCTATCGTTAGCATCCCGGAAGTTTTAGGAAAGCAAATTTCATTTCCAGGAGAATACGGAATAAGCTTAAACCCAGAGAGCTTTGCTGTGTGGGGTGAAAACTTATTCTTTACTGACGCCCGCCGTGGTGTTGCATTATCAATTTCTGGAAATAGTATCCAAGAAATATCTATGCAGGGCATGCGAGACTGGTTCAAGGATCTGTTCATCGCTGGTATTAATACACAGAAGATCGGAACTTTTGATCCATACAATCAGATGTACGTGCTCGCGTCTAACGACGACACTGCGTCTCCTTGTGAATTGACCGTTACGCCTTCTTCTTTGACCGTTGACAAGTCGGGCCAAACCAAGAATATCTTTGACATACAGTCCAATTCTGGATGGGTTATCACAAACATACCGGCATGGATGACTGTAGCTCCATCTAGCGGCACTGGAAACCAAGACGTAGAGGCAGATATCGCCGCCAACAACACAGGTGTTTCTCGTACTGCCACTCTTACAATTACTGCATCTTGTGGACTTGTAAGAACGTTTACGATCACACAGACTGCTACCGTTATCAAGCGTCGCTCTACATTCGTTGTGGGCGATCCAAAAGAGAGCGGGAAGGTAGGAAGCCAGAAATACAACTACACAGGATCTGGAACGCTAGGATACGAGTTTAACGACACCATATTCAAGCCAGTCGATGTAGCGTTGTTCGATACCACTTCAGATGTGGCTGGAACAAATGGAATTCCAGCTCCTGGAGACACTGTTACTGTTTACGCATACAAGGACAACGCATCTACCTTAAACGCCGAATTGAATCCATTCATTCCGTCAACCGGAAACAAGGTGTACTACTTAGTGTCTAACACAGAGTACACTGAGGAAGACTACGCAACTGTTATCTCTCTTGGAACACCGGTAACCATGTCGCTTGTTGGTTCAGAGTACAGCGGAACGTTTGTGTATACAGCTCCCTCTAACGAGTCGTACCTGTACTTGGTTTGGGACTACAGAAATACCGTGGCATGTGGATCTTCTATATCTTACAGCGGAGAAGCTACAACTACACCTACCATCGTAAACATGGGCGCCGGAAACGGACGTGCTTCGTTTACTTATGATGCGCAGTCTACTCCTGATCGTTTCGTTGTTACCATCGGCGGAAATATAGTTGCAGACAGTGGGTATGTTGGTCTTAATAGTTTGGCTAACTACAATGCGTTGATTGCTGCCGGTGTTGCAGAGGAAGATATTAACTTATCGGCTCCTTACAATGGCTTAGTCAACAACAGTACAGGAACTTTGAGCTTTGTTAAAACGTCTACGGAAGAAACTGTGCTTACTGTTTACTCTCCACTATCATCAAATAGCTGGACAGCTACTACCGCGTGTGCCGCCTTGAGTTCATTTACTCAAGGCGGCACACGC